TTCATATTATTTAATCCCTATTATTAATTTCGGATTGTAATTTACTTAAACGATCTTTAGCAGATGATCGCATTAAATCAACTGTACGGGGACCCCTGGACTTAATCTGCTTATACCATTCGCTGTCCACCATTTCATCCGCTGCCTTACTGTAGTCATCTACCTCTAAGCCTTCACGCATTTTTTTGAATTTATTTAGTCTAGTAAGACCAAGGTTGAATGACATATCTACAATTGCCTTCTTCACCTTTTCTGGTCGCTTGGCAAATCCTTTATCAAACTTTTGAGCATCGTTAAATGCTTGGGTCAAGCTGTAGTTGTACAGGGTTTTTATTTCACCATCGTCCAGTTCCTTACCCTTGAAGATTTCGTTAATGTCAATCCCTTCCTTCTTTAGGATCTTTCGATTACCTGCGTCCTCTAAGTTGAAACCTACTCCAATGGTTCGATGACCCTTACTGTCCTTGTAGACCTTGGGCTTAACTCCCTCATTGAGGGAAATCATTTTGTAGTAGTCCTGCGCTCGTAGTTCTTTAGCTCGGCGAATGCCTTGCTCCATCACTGATACATTACTGACTTTATCCTCCATAGCTTCCTCCTCCCGATGGTAAGCCCTGTGTCTGTACTTCGCCGATTGATGCTGCCTCGGTTCCGTATAGTCCGTTCTGGGTTGCATTGACTTGCTGCTGTTGAGCAAACTGATACTGACCAGCATACTTCTGAAGACGAGCTGCAAAAGCTTCGTCCGACTGTAGTCGCCCTGAAATGTCCGGCTGGGATACATACTGCTGGATGATCTGAAGGGCAACTTGGCCGCCATTCGGGCGAGCTGGCATTTCCATACCGGAGTAAATCTTAGCCAAGTCATCCGTTACAAATTGAGTTACTTGTTCAGCAGCTACCTGTGCTGGCTGTAGAATAGTGTCCGCAAGTACTGGGTCAATTGCTTGAGCAGCGATATCAAGGAGTGAATCCACATTGATTCGACCATTGCGGTCGAGGGCAGTGAGTGCAGTGATCTGCTGGAGCTTCTGCTCCTGTGAGTTAGCATCTGAGTTTAGTACATCATAGCTAATCATAATGTCAAAGTTCTCATTGGGGTCACCCTTAGTGAAGGTCTGCGGGTCTGCATTACCAGTTACTCGGAAGAATACTTCATCCGGTCCAAAGCGTTGGAAGCACTTGAATGCCATAGCCATCACCTCAGCCGAGTGCGAAAGGAACTTGTCCACTAGGAACTGCTTGCGGATTTGGCTAATGGATGAAGTTTCATCCAGTCCAACCAGTCGGTCAGCTTGTTCCTCTAGTGTCTTCTCAATTTCGATTGAGCCAGTAGGGGGTGGTGGCGTAGGAGCAAAGTCCAAGTCGCCCTTGCGGCGATAAGGAATCATACGCCCAGGACCCCAGTCCGTTGGTGCTTGACCTACGGGGTGCAGAATCGGAGGAAGTGTAGCTAGGCTATTGCGGTCAACTCGGGAGTCACGCTCTACCTTAACTTGGTTCTGAATGCCACGGAGTACGTCTGGGATAGTCATTGCGTCATAGAGTCGCTTGCTGTCCTCGGATAGCTTAGTTACTACAACTGGGTAGTCCTCGTATCCATTCAGCAATTCAAACTTTGCAAATCCTGGTGCTTCCTCATTACCATCGAACTCACGATGGAAGACGGTGCAGTAGATTCCTTCGGAGCCATCCTCTTCGTCGATTAAACGTTGGTATCCGTAGATTAACTCAACGAGTTCATTTGCCTCGTATTGATTATCTGTTAGACCAGTTGATCGACGTGCTTCGAACGCAGTCTCGATGCTGCTACTGCTTACACCACGATAGTGTTCAATGATGTAATCAACGAAGTCCTCGTCCCATCCATCGGTAACAACCTTGTTCTCTAACTCTTGTGGAGTGTAGTAAGTCTTCCAGAAGCAGTAGGGAGAACGCTGAGGATCTGTAACGTACGGAGGAAAGAGGAAGTCCCCATCGGGGGCTAGTGTCTTTACTTGGGGTGCATCAACCTGTCGGCGCACAACGGGCAGTTGAGCTACTCCTGTTTTTCGTAATGTTTTGAGTGCTGCTTTCGCCCTTCGTGTTGTAACGCCTGGAAATGTTCCCTTGAGCAAATCGATGATCTCATCATCGGCTTCGCCCGTGGTAATTAATTGTGCAACATCTGGAGCAATTTGCGCAATTTGATCGAGGTCTAGCTCTTGGAGGAACTTGCGATCCTCCTTGTGCCAACCTACGTAAGTGATTAGGATACCACGCTCTAGGAGGTAGTTAGCACCTAGCTCCATCTCACGTCCAAAACGTGGGATGTATCCGCTTGATACCATCCACTTGAGGAAACCAGAGACTAGCTTCGAACGTGCAATGTCAGTTACCTCAGTTGGGAACGCACGTACATTGGATCGGTTCAGTGAAGATACGAACAATGATACCAGTCGGGTGATGCGCTCGTCGATGACGTGGCTCTCCATATCGGAGGCTCCCTCCCAGGGGAATGCGTCCGCACCGTGCTTGCGGTGATCACGGCTTTTACCCGGCCACCAGTTGCGGCGGTCATCATAGCTACTACGGCATAGATCGAAATACGATGACAGCTCGGTTACGGTCTGGTCATAGGCGTGGCGTAAGGTCTTCACGCTTGGGTCCTTGCCGACATAGGTGAGTGCTTTTGATGTAGTCTCGTTTTCCATAAATTATTTAGTGATTTTCATTTTGGCTACTGACGAACTGGTGCTTTGATCCACTTGTACTTTGGTTCGTTATTAGAATTGTCAGCCTCGATGTGTATAACTTTACCATCCAGTTTACCAGATAGGGCAAGTGGGATACTGACTGGAACCTTCTTGCCGAGTTCCTTGATTCTAGCTAGAACGAAACGCTTGTTTGGTGCTTGGTTGATAACTGCCCCCCTGTAGATTGTTGTCATAGGAATGAGGTCATCGAGGCAGTGCTGCCCCTCTTCGGACATCCATAGGTTCTTGCCTTTTCCAGTGATCATATCCTCCTCAAGGCTGTGGGTGGCGATCTTATGGATTTCTTCAAATGAAATCCCGTATTCTTTTGCTAGTTCTGATAGTCGTTTCTTTGGCATTAGTATCCTCCTTTATTGTTCTTGGTTGTTTGCATTGATGCGTCCGACATAAAGTCCGGACCTTCTCCGCTGTTTGACATCCGCAAATATCGGATGACATCAAAGAAGTCCTTTAGGGCTTCCTCTGGTTTTCCACCTGCGTTGTAGTTAATTAGACTGTCAACGAGGTTGCCGCAGTCCGAATGAATGTAACACCTGGGTCGATTGATTGCATCGATCTCCACGTTTGGATTGTAGTTGAACCAGTCATCCAAGGCTGTGATGCCACGCTCCTCCATCTTGCCATCGGATGGAACGAAGCTTAGACCGAAGTCATAGAAGGATGTAAAAAGATCATCATTGTTCTCATTCTCCCTTGCGAAAAATCGGGAGTCACCGATTCGCTCAGTGACCTCAATGCCTAAGTCCTCCTCGATCTCTTCGAAGAGTTCGCAGTATCCCTCAACGTTTAGTCCAATCTTTTTAGCTGCTGGGCCGTACTTCCACTTTGGATCGCCGAACATTGCCCACTCCCCGTAGGTATCCCTGTCGGGCCATTCCCTACGGATGAACACTTCACCATCCTCATTTACCCCAGCCCAGATGGCTGTGTAGTTCCTTGCTCCAGCGGGGTCAACCACCTGATAGCAGGTGAACTTCGACTTATCCGAAATGTCAGGGAACGTCATCCCGTACTTGTTGGGTTCCTCGTTGAGGACATTTACTTCTGTATTAAAATTGGGCAGTAGAGAATTCACTGACTTGACCGGAAGTCCGTATGCACGAACCTTGATCTCATCCTCGGGGCGACCAGCTAGGTCCTTTGCAATACGCTCGTATCCGCCGAATGGGTTCTCGTCGGAGTGGAGATATACTACACCAGCATCTCTGCTTGGGCTGTATTGGCATATAGGAACCTCCCTGTTACGAAGCAAGGCCGCTGGCCTTGTCTGAGTGGTTTCCGCGCCCTTGAGGTATTCAGCGATGAAGGGCGTGTACCCATCAATTGGCGTAAAGCCAATGATCATCTTGGAGTCCCGTGTAGCCAGTCGGAAGCGCAGGGTGTTGACTAGGGCAGCGTCACCTAGATATTCGTCAAGCCAAGTGCCGATGTTCAAGCCCTTGGGATCCTTGAAGCCGAACTCAAATCCCTCTAGGATGGTGGAGTTGTTGGAGTACTGGGTGTATGTCTTGAAGTCCACCCGTGTGCGGGTATCGGGGAACACGAATGAACTACCTGTGAATCCATTCTGCATTGAGTAATTGATGTAGCCCTCAATACCCTTGGTCTTCTTCTTGAATTCCTTGGGCATCATCTCCCAGATGGCTGGCTGTTGAACCTTGATTGACGTATCCGCATTTTGCGAAAAGCAAACAATGTGACCCCCCTCGGACTCAGTCACTGCTTCCATTACCATTTTTGCGCAACCCGTCGTTTTACCACTTCTGTTCCCACCGAGTGCAAGGCACTCATTGAATTCTTCAAGTGCTTCCCTTGCTCTACTCCAGCCTGGTAGGTCGAACCCATAGCGTAGGGGGTCACTAACGGATGCCTTGATCCTACCCTCGTGAGCAAGGTAGAGCTGCTCTAGCAGCTTGGGATCATTCTCCGCTAGGTAGATAATCTCCTCGTCACTTGGGGACGGCAGGATCGGGTGGTCGCTGAAAGAGAGTTCCATACTTAGTCCTCGTGTTCGTCCTCGTCCACTAGTTCTTCCCAGTCGAGTTCATCCACCTCGGAGTTCAGATCCTCGATGGCTTCAGTCATAAGCATCTTGCCCACTCTGTAGTTCGTGTAGTCATAGAACAGATCCCCGTCATCGTCTATAACGATGAAGCAGAAGTTGTGAAAGTGTTCTCCTAGTATTCCACGAATTTGGTCGTAGACGATGTCCGGATCTTCTGCGTCAGTCATTTGCTTTTTGGTTGTTCGGTTGGAGGGAGCTTTGATTTAGTTGACTTGGTTTTTTTTGACCAGTCGATAGCATCGTAGTTCTTGCTCTGCTTCTCTTGATTGTGTCCCTTACGGGGTGCGCATCCTTTACCCATTGTTATCCTCCGATCCTTTTATATCTTCACCAAATTCGTAGAATGCTTCCGCTATATTTTTGGGGTGATACCCCAAGGCGTGGCACATACGGTACATCACCTCTATCATTTGATATGTAGTTATGTCATCTTCGTGTGCGTCAATGGAGACACTTCCCCCATTTTGTTCAATTGTTATCTTCATAATGTTTTATGTCTGGGGACTTTCTTGTTGGCGTCATCCATCTTCATCGCTAACTCCAGAACCATACGCTCGCTCCAGCCAGCGAATGGTCCACGCATAAATACTTGAGTGAGGTCATCGGAGTCCCATTCGTGATACTTCTTAAGGGTCAGTTCGATCCAATGGTCAGTTACTAGCTGCCATTCATTCTGTGCTTCGTGGTGTCTACTCATATTAATCCTCTACTTCAATTACCTCTGCTTCTTGCATTTGCTCCAGCCGTGAGCGAGCAGCGGCCAGTGTCTCCTCGTAGTCCTGCTGTGTGATTACCTGTCGCTCCTCTGTGATCGAGGTGGCTTCACCCCTGGAGGTCATAGCCTCCCTAAAGGAATTAGCCTTGGCTATTGATAGCTCCTTGAGGTCACGGAAGCTGACATCGAAAGAGGGGTCTGTTTCCATCTTGTCCCGCACCTTCTCAATAAGATCCTCCTCCAAGGAGGATATGTTTAAATAGTTCTTTGCCGAGATCTTGCCCGCAATGTCCCGGAGCTTGCCCAAGTGGTCAGCGTAGTCCACGAGGATATTCAGTATAGTACAACGGGAGTACTTGTACTTCTTCACCAAGGAGGTCTGGCTAGTGCCCTTGCTGTAGAGGTAGAGTATCTTGGCGACCTTCTCGGGGTCATACACGGAGAGGCTCTTGATCTGTGCAATCTCCTTCACTTGCACAACTTGCGAAATTGCCTCCTGTATGCCATCGCAGAGTTCCTCCTTTGTGTCTTTAATCTCCTCCATATTGCGAATGAATCTCATTATCATTACTATGTCAAATAGTATTAATTGCTTGACGGTAGGGATTTACACCTATGGTATGATGGAATCATAGTCAGGAGGTAAACCCCAGTGCGGGCGAAAACGATCTCCGAGGATAGCCACTCGTATGACATTAAACTACACGGCACTACTTTGGGAAGGTCGCCTCTTGGGAACAAGGGTCGCCCCACTGTAGTATAGGTTGTTTCCCCTGATGATGCCAAGAAGGGAAACATAAAATATATGCCTACAACTTATGGATAACTATTCGATAGTACCTAGTCCGACACTCGTGTCTACGTTGTAGCAGCTTTGTAATGGCGAAGCTGTGTCAATTAACGTAGTAACTCAGTTACAGGTAACGACAGCTAGCCCCCCTAGGGGCTGTGTGCGAGTTTACAGTTTACCCGAGGTGGCTCCTTGGGGGAGCCTTGAGACGCAAATTTTTTTAACTGGCAGTATATGTATATATATATGAAATTTCGTTTGAACATTTAACACCCCCACCCCCTAAAAACTTGTATCAGCCAGGAACCGTTAGGTAAACCGGGATCACTGTGTCACCGTTAGACCGTATCCACAATACTGATACGAATAAACGTATCCGAATTCCCGATACAATTCCTACTCATTTATAATTTGTAATGTTTGTATTCAGATTCTTAATACATTCTTGCTAGTCTATAATTTGTAATGTAATCAGGCGACAACTCACGTAAGTTT